AATCGCAGGCGTCGTAGCCGGCGTGTTCGCATACACCGAGATTACTGCTAGACTAACATCGTTAGAGACATCACGTGAGCTCTTTCAAGCAGACTTACTCAAAAAGAGTGAACAACTGCCCACGGATCAGGAGCAGTACATGCTTCTCGAGGCTGTTTTTTCTGACGTAGAGAAGTTACAAAAAAATCAAGAACAGAACATGACAAACAAAGTCAACATAGAATTTACTCAAAAACAATTAGAAAAATTATTAACTGATGTAGAAAAACTAA